TTTAAACATAATGACAGAAAGATTGACGTTAAAACAATGGGTAGAAGTGTTGATGTACAACCTCACTTTGTGAATAATTTTTGGGCGTATCAAAAGAACTTAAAAGCCGACACATACATTTTTACTTCACTTAATAAAAAGACATACGAACTAACTATATGTGGTTGGATTGACAAAGAGAAAATGGAAGAAGTAGCGGAGAAGTTTAAAAAGGGTACAATGCGTACTTTAACAGACGGCACGGAGTTTCCTTTAAAGGGTCCGATGTGGGAGATAAAAATGAGTGATTTAAACGACATCAGCGAGTTGTTATGAGACTTGGCGACATAGTTTATTACATTACAAAATATACAGGCATTAGATACATTTGGAAAAAATTGTATCCTGATTGTGGTTGTGATAAACGCAGAAAAAAATGGAATGACATTGATATTGGAAACTTATGGAAGAATTAGATAAATTGGATTGGAACACATTTCGTTTACAAGTCAATAACAAACTAAACAAACAACAGTTTGAATTGGTGTGTACTCTACACGCAAAATACTTTAATCATAAATATCACAAACCTTGTAGTTGTAATCCTAAAAAAATTATATCTTGGATTGATGATTTGAATAATCTTTATGACACAAATAGAGAGGACAAATAAATTTGAAAAAGCGTTTATATTATTTCTAAACACGTTTGACGATTGGAAGTTAGAATGGGTAGGAGATAAAAATTTATGTTATGACGCAAAAGGATACACTCCAAAAGGAAAGAAGTGTGTTATTGAAATGAAATTTAGAAAAAAACACTACGATAGTAAACTACTTGAAAAACTTAAATACGACAACTTAATGGCATTGTCAGATGATATTGTAAAGATATATTTTGTGTCAGACCCAAAAGGTAGTTATTGGTTTTGGCTTGATAAGTTGTCCGAAATGCAGGTTTTTGATAAGCATTGTCCTGCCACTTCTTATTGGAATGAGAAAAAAAAGAACAAAGAAGTGTACCTTTTAACAGAGGAACAGGCGAGTATTATCCACAGAGCATAAACTTTTTTTCACTTTTTTTATTAAAAAATTTGGATAACTTAATTGTTGGTTGTATATTTACATCATAATAATAAAAAGATGACAATTATGAAAGCTATTTTATCATTACCAATTATTCACGAGAATAGAGATTTACCTATTAGTATGCCAACGGTAGAAAATGTAGGCGAATTTGTACTTGTAACACTTAAATATCAGGTAATTTTGCAAAACAATTACTTGGGCAAGTGGACACAGTTTACAAAGAAAATTAAAAAATCAGATTACAATCTTAATACTATTACGACAGATTTAACAAATTTTGTTAAGTGGTATTACAATGTTTAACCAATTAAAATTAAAAAGATGACACAATTTAAAATTAACTTGAACGAAGAAAAAGCGTGGGTAACGTTTTTAGTAGATGATAACTTTGAAGGAGGAGTTTGGGAAAAGGAGTGGTTTCCTGTTGTTGTAAATGGAGTACATTTAGACTTTGATGAAGAAGATACTATGGCTATATGTAGAATAGTATTTGGAGAGGCAGTAAAAGCAAGAACTTTTGGAATTGCACCTACTTCACAAATGATATTAGGAAATTCAGTAAGAGATAACATTTAAAAGACAAAAAGATGACAAGTTTATTAGACAGATTAAAAGTTGAGTATTTAGAAAAGTTAGTTGATAACAGAGAAAAGTATCCTAATCTTGTAGCAAGTGTTGAACAGGCACTAAAAGAGCAAGAGTTCTTTGTTAATTTAAGATACGGAGATTGTGCTGATTTGATTAGCGTAATTGATTTCAGTATGAATGTAGGAGATATACCAATGTTATTCAATGAATAAAAAGATTAACAATTTAAAAGACCTGCAATACTTTGGCAACATTCAGTTTTTATGTGAAGTAGTTTTAGAAGCAATTAAAAAGAAAGAAACTGACAAACTCAAAGAAATGTCAAGAGCATTAACAGAGATAACGTTTTATGTAAATAATTTACAAACGGATAGAATGATGTATGACAAGTCAATGAGTGAATACAGAACAGACAAAAACAGAGCAGTTGAACGAGCAAGAAAAGCAGAAAAAAAAATAGAAGAATTACAAGAAGAATTAAAAAAATTTAATATCTTTAACACAAATAAATAAAAGACAAGAGTATGTTAGACAAGTATAAACAAAATTTAAGAGTAATAGGTAACAATGTTTACAGTTATTGTACACACGTTGCAACAATAGACGGCAGTAATTTAATCCAATTAGGATATTGGAGTATGACTACCCAAAAACACATAAACTATGTTGCAAAAGAATTTAATTTAACTTTAAAAAAATAAGACAATGGAATATGTAGATTATGGAAACCCTGCTTACGAACCTGATTATGAATGTAGTTTTTGTGGCAGACCAATGTATGACGATAAGCAGTATTGTAGTAACAGTTGTTTTGAAGGAGATATGAGATGAAAACAGAAACAGGATTATATATTGTACAACTTGAAAGTAGAGTACAAGTGTACACAGAACAAGAGTGGTTAAAAGAAAAACACCGAGTATGGTGGTTAAATTTGAAAAACAGATATTTTAAGAAATGGAATTGATAACACTATTAGACCAAAAGGATTACAAGAAGAATGACCTTTTAAACAAAATGCAAGATGACGAGTTCTATTATGGAGAACTTAACAAAATAGCATTAAGCAGTAGCAGTATTAAATTACTGTATGACAGTCCAAAGAAGTATCATTATGTTACACAATACGGCAATCCGAGTACACAAGGATTAAGAGACGGTTGGTTATTACATTGTTTGTTGCTTGAACCTGAAAAATTTGACGAGCAGATATTTGTTGATGTACAAAGTAAAAATACAAAGAAGTATAAAGAAGCCGTTGAAGAATACGGAACTGTATATACTGCGAAAGAAAAAGCAGACGCAGAACGTCTTGCAGATGCCGTACTAAAAAACGAACAGGCATTGAGACTATTGGATAAAAGTGAGTTTGAAGTACCTATCATTGGAGAAGTAATGGGTATGCCGTTTCGTGGCAAGGCAGATATATTAAGTAAGAATGGAATTTGCGACATTAAGACAACAAGTGACATCAAGGCATTTCCGTACTCGGCACGAAAGTATGGCTATGATATTCAAGTGTATCTATATTGTAAGTTGTTTAATGTACAATACTTTGACTTTAAATTTTTAGTAATAGACAAAGGAACACTTGATATTGGTATATGGGATTGCTCGGAAGAATTTTATTTGAGTGGAGAACAGAAAGTTAAAAAAGGTATTGAAACTTATATGACGTACTTTTTAAAACAAGAAGTAGAAGTAAACGATTATGTAATAACAGGAACATTATGACACAGACAGAGTTTGAACAAATAAAAAGAAGATTTGAATTAGAATTTGGATATACGTTTTTAGACAAAACACGTAAACGAGATATTGTAGAAGCAAGAGCAACTTTCATTACGTACTTAAAAAGATATAAACATAGAGGTTTATTGGAGATAGCACGATTGATAAACTACTCAACAGGGTGGAGAATTAACCACGCAACGATACATCACGCTATTGAAAACTATGAAATGTATTCACAATACAATCCAAAGTTAGACGAAGCAATGAGAAGTGTTATTGGTGCGTTTTCCAATGACGGAGACAAACAACAATACATACGAAATACAATTACACGATTACCAAGCGATGTACTAAATAACGTACATAAAATTGTACAAGATGAATATGTAAAAGTGCTTGAAAAAGACTATGAAGAATTGATGAATAAAATGTAACAAAAAAATCGTTATATAATTATGGAAGTTAAAAAGGTAAGTATCAACGAAATAAAAACAAACCCTGATAATCCACGTATCATTAAGGACTACAAATTCAGTAAACTTGTAAATAGCATACGAGAGTTTCCTCAAATGTTAAAACTGCGACCAATAGTAGTTAATAACAAAAATGTTATACTCGGTGGCAATATGCGATACAAAGCAAGTATAGAAGCAGGATTAAAAGAAGTATATATCGTACAAGCAGACGATTTAACAGAAGCGCAACAAAGAGAGTTCGTAATAAAGGATAATGTTGGTTTTGGAGAATGGGATTGGGATATACTCGCAAATGATTGGGATACTGAATTGTTAAACGATTGGGGGTTGGAATTATGGCAAACAAACGAAGATGTTGATATAGACGATATGTTTGAAGATGCCGACACAGGTACAACGACAAGTAACGAAAAAATTGTTTTACAATACGAAAAAGAAGAATACGAGTTAATAACACAAAAAATAAAAGAAGACGGCAGAAGCGCAGAGGATATATTTAGAACGGCACTCGATTTATGAAACTATTTTTAGCAGGTGCAGGTTGGCAAGACGTATGGATGGGTGAGGACTTTTACGAGTTCAATCGATTACATACGTTTTTCCATATAACAGAGAAAGAGGCAAAGGCAATACATCGTTATAACAACTTTCTTTTGGATAGTGGCGCTTTCTCTATGTTTGGCGGCGCAAAAGTAGATTTAAAGGAGTACGTGGATAAGTACGTTAAATTTATAAATAAATACGATGTAAAGCACTTTTTTGAGTTAGATATATATCAACTAATTGGAGTAAAAGAAACGGAAGAAATACGTACTTATATTGAGCAAAAGACAGGCAAACAAACGATACCTGTATGGCATATTTTTCTTGGTGTTGATTATTACAAGAAACTATGCGAAGAATATAGTTACATTGCGATAAGTGCAAGTGGCAAATTTCACAGTAAGTGGACACGTAAACAACCCGAAAAACTTAAAAAGATGTTGTTATATGCTAAAAATAAAAAAGTGAGAGTTCACGGATTAGGATACACAAGTAACAAAATGACCGAAATGCCTTTCTATTCTGTTGATAGTACAAGTTGGTTGAGTGGTAATAGGTTTGGAGCAGTTTACAATTTTAAAGACGGCACAATGACCAAAGTAGATAAACCACAAGGTAAACGAGTTAAGACACGAAAGGTAATAAGACACAATTTTTTTGAATGGATTAAATACACAAAATTTCTAAACACAATAAAATGAAAAAAGCAGTAGTATTATTAAGCGGTGGACAAGACAGTACAACTTGTCTTTATTGGGCAAAAAAAAAGTTTAACGAGGTTGAAGCAATAGGTTTTGATTACGGACAAATGCACGTACAAGAATTAGAACAAGCAAAACAGATTGCAAGTTTAGCAGGAGTACAATACAAAGTATTTAACGTAAAAGGACTGTTGGCAAAATCCTCGCTCACAGAACACACAGACCACAACGAAAGCAGTTATTTGGATAAAGAATTACCTGCAAGTTTTACAGCAGGTCGTAATTTATTATTCTTAACTATTGCGGCAAGTTATGCGGCAGAGAACGGCATTAACGATATTGTTACAGGTGTTTGCCAAACTGATTATTCAGGTTATCCTGATTGCAGGCGTACAACAATAGACGCATTACAAACAACACTATCATTAGGTGTTGGCAATGGAGATTACAGAATACACACACCTTTAATGTATTTAGACAAGGCAGAGACGTGGAAACTTGCAAATGACTTGAATTGTTTAGACGTTATTATTGATTACTCAATGACGGATTACAATGGCTCAATGACAAAGAACGAGTGGGGTTATGGCGACTATGATAATCCTGCAACAAAGTTACGAGCAGACGGATATTTTAAAGCAAAAGAGAAAGGGTGGTTATGATTAAGATAGAGAAGAAGTATTACTTTTACGCAGGACACAGAAACAAAGAGGCAGGAGAAAAGTGTGGCAGACCACACGGACACACATACGATGTTACTTGTACATTTGCCTTTAATACAATGGAGAACGGAGTTACAATGTTGTTTAGCGATATTGATAAACTTGTTGAGCCGATTGTAAAGACATACGACCATTATTTTATTCTTAATGAAGAAGACCCTTTGGTAGATGTGTTTCGACTAACAAACGAACAATACATAACAGTACCATTTGAAACGTCAGCAGAGAATATGGCAATATGGTTATTTCAAAGAATTAAAAACGAAGCAAAGTTGCCTATTGTTAAAATAGAGTTTGCAGAAACAAAATCAAGTAAAATTATATATGAAGAAGTTAGCAGTTAGCGAAGTATTTTATTCAATACAGGGCGAAGGTAAGACAGTAGGAGTACCAAGCGTATTTGTTCGTTTAGGTGGGTGCAACCTTATGTGCGGTGGTATGGGTACGCAGTTTGACGGAGAGTTGCATAACGAAGCAGAATGGCGTTGCGATACAGTTGAGGTATGGATGAACGCACAAGCAAAAGAGGTAGAGGAGATACTGCCTGATGATTGTGTTGAAGCAATAAGAAACGGCGCACACGTAATACTCACAGGTGGAGAGCCAACTATGCAACAAGGAGCGTTGCAAGATTTTATCAAACACATAAGACACAATATCTATCCAAATGCTTTTATTGAAGTAGAAACTAATGGTACAATAATGCCTGACGATTATATGCTTAACAATATAAACTTATGGAATTGTAGTCCGAAGTTATTAAGTAGTGGTAATGATATGTCAATGTGCTTTAAACCTGATGTTATTAAAAAAATGAATGACGTTGGTATGGATACAATTTTTAAGTTTGTTGTTAGTAGTGATAAGGATTGGTTTGAAATAAACAAACTGTATATGCCGATAGTAGATAGAGAAAAAGTTTATTTGATGCC